CGAGCGTCCCAAGGTCATGTTTGTGATTGATAGTTTGGGCATGTTGTTAACACCCACAGACGTTAACCAGTTTGATGCAGGCGAAATGAAAGGTGACTTGGGTCGTAAACCCAAAGCACTCACTGCCTTGGTTCGTAACTGTGTCAATATGTTTGGTAGTTACAACGTGGGCCTGGTTTGTACCAACCACACATACGCAAGTCAAGACATGTTTGACCCCGATGACAAGATCTCCGGTGGCCAAGGCTTTATCTATGCATCAAGTATTGTGGTTGCCATGAAGAAGATGAAACTCAAAGAAGACGAAGACGGCAACAAAGTATCAGATGTAAATGGTATCCGTGCTGGCTGTAAAGTTATGAAAACACGTTATGCCAAACCCTTTGAAGGTGTGCAAGTCAAGATCCCTTACACAACAGGTATGAGCCCATACTCAGGTCTTGTGGACTTGATTGAAAAGAAAGAAATGCTCAAGCGTGAAGGCAACAGTTTAGTGTTTACCACCAGCGAAGGCGAAGTTATCAAGAAGTTCCGCAAGGCCTGGGAAAAGAACGATGATGGTTGTTTGGACAAGGTCATGGCAGACTTTGGAAATCAGAAAGCAGAGGTAAGTACGCAAGAGGAAACAGCAGATGAGTGAAGCAATAGCCAGTGAAATTTGGGGAGAACTCAAGCGTTTTGTAAACACAGTTGATCGCGCTGAAGCCGCTGAAACTGTGATACAGATCTTGATGGACAATGATTCCGATGTGGAAGATATTCGTGACGCCTTCAAAGGTGACTCTGATATTAAACGTGCCTTAACCGCATACCTTGACAACGACAAAGACTATGAGGAAGAAGACGAAGACGATGAGTACGAAGAAGAAGACGAAGACTGGGAAAACTGATGAACAATCAAGTGTTCCCCATTCGTAACGACACAGCATGTGTGTACAAGTGGGGATGGAACACATTCAGACTTTATAATGCAACGTCAAGTAGCTGTCACAGAGTAAATCCTGTAGCAGTGTCTCTAGACAAGTTTGATGATTTTCATAATACTTCAGAGGTACTCAACGACAGACAAAAAATGCTAGCCGGCAAGTGGCCCGGCCGTGGCTGTGAGTATTGCGAAAATGTTGAAAAGCAAGGCGGCGTAAGTGATCGACTGTACCATAATAATATTCCCGGTCTTACTCCTGTGGATTTTGATCCAGCAGGTGATCAAAAAGTAACTCCCCGCATTGTTGAACTTTATTTGACCAACACCTGTGACCTTGCATGTTTGTATTGTTTGCCAGGGTTTAGTTCAAGGAACAACGAAGAACTTAAAAAATACGGATCCTATCCCATTGGCATTTTACCAGTACAGCAAATTACTGACAAAGATCAATATTTCACTGCCTGGCTAAATTGGTTAGATAAAAATTATCAACACCTTGATCGTGTAAGCATACTAGGTGGCGAACCGTTCCTACAAAAAGAAATGTGGAATATATTGGAATTTATATCCAATAGACGCAATCAGAATTTGACTATCTCAATTAACACAAATTTGAATTCAAAAACAGATACGGTAAAACGCTTTGTTGAGATTTGCAAAAATTTAATAATCAACAGAAAAATCAAACAAGTACACATCAGTGCCAGTTTAGATTGTTGGGGACCACAAGCAGAATTTATCAGGAATGGGCTTGCTCTTGACCAATGGCAAGAAAATTTTGAATACCTGATACAACACAAGTGGTTATCAATCTCGGTACATCAGGTTATTACTTCGTTAAGCATTAGCACTGCACTAGATTTGCAACAACGCATAGCAGAATACAAAAAACAAAACCCTAAAATTACACAGGCATATCATGTGGTTGATAGCGGATACGAAGAAATATATCACCCCAACATATTTGGGGCCGCTTTCTTCAAAGATAAATTAGATGCATTGTTAGAACACTATCCAATTGCAACAGAGTGGGATATTGAAACACGCAAACGATTGGAAGGTATATGTTTGATGGTCAATGCAGAAAAACCAGACCCGTTGCGACTATCCAAACTTTGTGCTACACTAGACATGATAGATCAACGACGCAATACTGATTGGAAAAAATTATTCCCTGATATTGCTCAATACTTTATAGAAAACGAAATTCAAAATGTGGTATAGTCGCATAGTCGCTGGATTAGATGCCCTGCCTGATTTTATCAGTCATTACGAGCGTGAACTTGAAGATGCCAAAAAAGATTGCAAGATCTACGGCATAGTTGAAAAGAACATCACCGCCTTGCCAGGCATTACTGAGCATCGTTTCAATCAACTGCAAGAGATTGAAGCAGTGCTGAACTATCTCAACATTCAACTGCGCAAAATACGTAGAAAGCACTTTCAAAAATATCTAGAAGCCTATGCCCGTGCGTTGACTTCAAGAGACGCTGAAAAGTACGTGGACGGCGAAGACGAAGTGATTGATTATGAAACTCTCATAAACGAAGTGGCATTTTTGCGCAATCGTTGGTTGGGCATACTCAAAGGGCTGGATACCAAGCAGTGGCAAATGGGACACGTGGTGCGACCAAGAACTGCTGGTATGGAAGATATTCAAGTGTGACCTGTTGTGCGTGATACATAATAGCATGAAGAAAACTGCTTTTGTTACAGGCATGACCGGTCAGGATGGCCCGTATCTTGCCAAATACTTGATTGAAAAAGGCTACCATGTTTATGGACTAGTCAAACGCTATTCAAACCCCAATTTAGAAAATATCAAATGGTTGGGGATTGAAAACGACATTGAACTCATTACTGGTGACATCACGGATGAGAACAACATGAATCACATCATGCAAAGCGTCAAGCCGCAAGAAGTGTATAACTTGGCGGCTCAAAGTTTTGTTGGCATCAGTTGGGAATTGAACAAACTCACAACCGAAGTCAATTGTATGGGTCCACTGAATTTACTGAACTCAATACGCCAACACAATCCTAATGCTCGCTTTTATCAAGCCAGCACCAGCGAAATGTTTGGCAATGCAACCGAACCTGGACTCCAAGGAGAAACCACACCGTTCCGCCCACGCTCACCATATGGCGTGAGCAAGTTGTACTCGCATTGGATGACCATAAACTTTCGCGAAAGTTATAGCCTATATGCTTGCTCAGGCATCTTGTTCAATCATGAAAGCCCTTTGCGTGGTCGTGAATTCGTCACACGCAAGATCACAGACGCAGTTGCACGTATCAAATTGGGCCTAGCAGATGATGTCACCTTGGGCAATCTAGACAGTGCTAGAGATTGGGGATTCGCTGGCGACTTTGTGGAAGCCATGTGGTTGATGCTACAACAAGAACGAGCCAGTGACTATGTGATCGCCACTGGCCAACAGCACACCATCGGTGACTTGTGTCGTGTGGCATTTGAACATGCAGGAATCCAGGAATGGAAACATCTAGTAAAAAGTGATCCACGATTCAAACGTCCAGCAGAACTTTACAGTTTACGGGGTGATAGTTCTCGTGCTAGAGAACAGTTGGGTTGGAAGCCACGTACTGACTTTGAAACCATGATACGTGACATGGTAGATGCTGACATCAAAAGACTAACCGTCTAAATGGCAATCCTGATTTAATCTCCTCCACAGTCCACTCAGTGTGTGCCAGTTGTTCTAGCCATGCTGTGCGATCAGGACGTGGGGGATTTTCTATTTGCGATAAATCCCAATTGGCAATTGGGCTCGCTAGACTATCAGGCCCAACAAACGCAGGAACCCCGTGAATCACAGCTTGCGGCCCTGGACCTGAGTTCCAATTTAGGACACAATGTGCAGTGGCCAATACTCGGTCAAAATCAAAGTCGTCATAGGTGCCATGTGTCATTCGAGGTTTATCAATCAAACAACCCCGGGGCATCGGGCAGGTGCCACGTGGATGTGGTCGAACTACAATAGGGCGATTGCTGTGTTGTTTGATTTGTTTTACAACATTGTCCAGCCATGCATTTACGTTTGGTAGTCCTGCCCATTGCTGACTGTCGTGCCGTTGCATGGCTATCACAATGTTTGAACCTGACCGCCAAGGTCGCAAACTCAATCCTAATGTGGCTGCACGATTGGGTACGAGATTATCAAAGTTGTAACTGCCAATACCGGTTCCGTTGATGCCAATCTTCCAAGTTTGCCCGCGTTGTATCATACCAACTTCGGCAACAATTACTGGCTTGCCCTGACGTCTAAATGCGTCATAAACTTCGTGATTGGGACGCATACGGCCAGTCCACAACATGCTCCATATCACTGCCACATCAGCAGTAAGGTCGTGATAAACTACTGTGTGCCCTTGAGCAGTTAGGCCCAGGGCAATGGCTTGAAAAACTGGCACTGAATTTTTAGCACCGAAATTATTAAACAGACTGATCTTCATTGTGATTAAATAGTTATATATGCACAAAATAAACTCACACTGGTATTCGCCTGAGCCGCTCAATGGTTTCTTTAGCGAACGCCTACAAGATGTAGTAGATGTACACTACCAGCAACGATATCGATACTATGTGTATCAAAACATACCGCGCAAGCGAACCATGATTGACATTGGTGCCAATATTGGTATTTTTGCCAAGCCGTCAGCAGAACTGTTTGAGCGTGTGATTTGCTTTGAGCCAGTACATAAAAATTTTGAAGTTCTAGAACGCAATTTAGAAAACTATACCAATGTAGAACTTTACAATGTAGGCATCAGCAATCATCCACAAACAGCCAAGTTCAGCATGAAGACACTCAAATGTGGACAAAGTCAACAGGTTGATGAATTCTCTACTGATCCCGAATACGAAAACTTTGAGTGCAAACTTGTTACGTTGGACCAATACAATTTTGACTGTGTGGATTGGATCAAAATTGATGTAGAAGGGTTTGAAGATGCTGTGTTAGAGGGCAGTCGAGAAACAATTCGCCGTAATAGGCCTTGGCTATTGTTGGAAGACAACGGCCGGCGAGAACAACATCAACAATGGTTAAATGACTTGTGTGGTCCTTATGAGCCTGCACCAGTCAAAAGCAAAACAAACACAATA